AAAAGCTTTGACGCACAGAAATGGCAGACCCGTAACGAAGTAGAGTATGTTGCCGCCCGTAAGGAATACGATCAAGGCAAGAGGCTACTTAGCGAGGGTAAGATCGAAGACAAAGACCTAGACTTCCTGCGTGATGCTATGGAGTCTGAATATAAGCTGTATGCGGAAGGCCGTGAGGCTTACACATCGTTTGTAGGGTCTATGCGACAAGCTGCTGACCGGGGAATTATGACACCCGGTATTGGTGACACACCTCTGCTAATGGATGGTGCTATCGCTAAGATGATGATGCAGTTCCAAACCTATGGATTCGTTATCATGAACAAGATGATTGCCCCTGCGGCTCAGAGGATGCACCACTATAAGGATGCAGATGCTGTGGCTTCTATGGCAATGGCCTTGGCTTTAGGCGGTCTTGTAGTAATCACTAAGGATATGATCCGTAATGGTGAGATACAAGAGCGTTCCAATGGTCAATGGGTTCGTGATGTTCTTGATCGGTCAGGTGCATTAGCTTGGCTGTCTCCGTATGCCGCTGCTATAGAAAAGACTACTGGTCTTGGTGCAGGAGGTTCGCGGTATCAGGCTAACAACACAATCGGACAAATTGCTGGCCCATCATTTGGATTAGCAACCGACTTAGGTACTGGCATCAACGCTATGCTAGACCCAGCGAGAACGGATGGTGCAGCCAAACTTCGTAGGCTTGCTCCATATCAGGCTCTGTTCAAAATAGCTGATCTAACCTCAGACGATTAAAACCTTTAAGCCCCTCAATAGAGGGGTTTCTTTTATAACTTAATAGGAGTCCCTATGGCTTACTCTTATGTGTCATATATAGCCAATACAGGTCAGACACAATTCACAATACCCTTTTCTTATCTGGACAAGGCTCACGTTAAGGTTAAGGTTAACGGAGTATTTGATACAACATTTAGTTGGTATTCCGACACTCAGATTCAATTATTAACTACATCAAACTTAGACTTGGTGTATATATTCAGAGAGTCTTCTCCCGATATTCGGTTGGTAGACTTTGTTATTCCCGGTCAGCTTACCGAGGAAGATTTAGATACAGCCTTTGATCAAGTACACAACTTAGCGCAAGAAGCTATTGACCAATCTAAATTGGGAATCTTTGAAGATGTAGCGACAGGTAAATTCTCAGCTAACAATAAGCTAATATCGGATGTGGCTTATCCTATATCAGATGGGGATGTCGTAACTAAATCATATGCTGATTCATTATTTCCTAACCAAGCTGCCGTTACCGCAGACATAACATCTAAACATACAGACGTTGTTATTAAACACACAGACGTTGTTAACATTCGTGACGATCTTTATTCCCTTACAACCAGCATGACTTCTCTTCCATATGGTGCAGAGGGTTCTGTATCGTACAACGCTAGTACAGGTCTACTTACTTTCTCTTTATCTGAAGGCCCTCAAGGCCCTATTGGAGCAACTGGCCCATCAGGCCCTGCTGGATCTCAAGGCCCTGTAGGTGTTCAAGGTGTCATAGGCCCCGAAGGCCCAATAGGCCCTCAAGGTGTCATAGGCAATACAGGCCCTGTAGGTGATCAAGGTGTCACTGGAATACAAGGTACGACAGGCCCAATAGGCCCAATAGGACTGCAAGGTATCCAAGGAGTAACTGGTAATACAGGAGCAGTGGGTGCTACAGGACAGACAGGAGCGCAAGGTGCTACTGGTGACGATGGCCCATTAGGCCCAACAGGTTCTCAAGGCCCAATAGGTTCAACAGGCCCTACTGGCCCGTTAGGCCCACAAGGTATTCAAGGTGACTTAGGTAACCAAGGCCCTGACGGTAACCAAGGTACTATAGGCCCAACAGGTTCTACAGGCCCAACAGGTTCTATGGGGCCGACTGCATTAGGTCTAGCCTTCGGTACTTTCTCAATGAGTCCCACAACAGGAATGCTATCCATCGAATACTACGGTGATGCGGCAGACCAAGACTTCTCAATTAATTCTAATGGTGAACTAGAGGTAACAATCTAATGCCAACTTTAAATATAGGTAAGGTACGCATTGCGTTTAAAGGCCAGTGGTCTTCTTCAACTGCATACGAAACCTTAGATGCGGTTGAATACCAAGGTGCTACATATGCAGCCCTTCAAGATTCAGCCGCTGGTACAGTTCCATCTGCTCAAGCCGCTGTGTGGCAGCTTATGGCTGATAAGGGTACTGATGGTGTAACAGGCCCAATAGGTAATACAGGCCCCCAAGGTACAACTGGTGCTACAGGTGCGGTTGGCCCTCAAGGCCCTCAAGGCGACACGGGCGCTCAAGGCCCTATCGGTAACACAGGCCCCACTGGAGGAACTGGATCAACTGGATCACAAGGAATACAGGGTGATACAGGCGCACAAGGCCCTCAAGGTACGGCTGGTGGAGATGGAGATGATGGAGTCCAAGGAGCCACAGGCCCTACTGGCCCTCAAGGCGATACTGGTACTACTGGATCACAAGGCGTACAAGGATCACAAGGCCCTACTGGCCCTCAAGGTGATACAGGCCCCGCTGGCCCTACTGGCCCCCAAGGTGGAACAGGGCCTCAAGGTGATGTAGGTAATACTGGTGCTACTGGCCCCGCTGGCCCTACAGGTGCTGCGGGTGGTACAGGAGCTACAGGCCCACAAGGTGCTACTGGTTCTACTGGTTCTACAGGAAGCACAGGCTCTCAAGGCCCAGTTGGTGCTACGTTCTCAATGTCGGGAACTACGCTGAACATCACTACATAAGGGGGTTATATATGAGTCAATCAATTAACTTCGGAAATGTTAGCGCGGTAACCTTTAACGGCTCGACTGTGGCAAAGGTTAATCTTAATGGCTCCCAGATATGGCTAGGAGGATACTCTTCATCATTTGCTTCTGGGAGCCGAAACTTTCCCGGTAGTGATAAGTTCGGAGCCAACCAAGAGAAAGGATTTAGTGTATTAAATACAGGATCATTAGCTGGATCTTTAGCTCCTATAGGTAGCAGACCCGCTAATTATAAAGGCTATAGAATCGATGAAGTTCTTTCTCACTACTGGTCTTCCGGGCAATCGTCTGGTACTGAAGTTTGGATAAAAATGGCAGGACATCATAGTAGTAGTTTCTTGGGTAATGTCAGGATTAATGGTCGAGCAATGGGAGGCCCCAATAGCGCTACCCACGAGAATTATTCAGGCTTGACAGGGCACACAATAAGGCCCAGTGGCAGCTTTACTTGGTATAGGTGGTACAACTTTAGTGGATTAAACTCACTCCTTTCCCCTAACCCATCAACACTTCAATTAGGCTAATCCTATGTATATGAATATTGAATATGTCACGGACGCTGACTTTGAAAGCATGTGGGTTCAAAGTATAAAACACATGACTAGCAGTACCTTTTCTCCACATGTAATAACCCAAGACGAAGATGGTAATTATTGGGCAGATGGTCAAGTTCCTTTTAAAGAGTTTATAAAAGAATCTATGCAGATGAATCCTTGTATGGTGTTTAGAGAACATGCAAATGCTGTGGCTTACGTTGCCTTCTCAGGTGAGAAAATAGATGACATCTGGCATTCTATTTACTTTATGGCTGGCCCAAAAGAAGGGTCTACATCAATGGCTTGGATATACACGGAGATTGCTCTTGTAAGCTATGCTCGTCACAAAGAGGTCACACAGCATACTGGACTATATGGAATGAACATGACCACGTCTAGCGAAGAATCTTCGTTAAATGCTTTCGTTATTAAATGGGGAGCAAAGCGTGTAGGAACTAGCCCTACTGGTGGCCCTATGTGGCAAACAAGATGGCGACCAGAGCGTGAGGATATTATTCCTTATGACCTTAGATAGTGTGGTCTAGTCCTGTTGGACTGCCCCTAGTTCACCAAAGCACTTCCTTGCTGCCAGAAGGGAAGGCTTTAATTGTCGAACCTGTGGTGGCAGAGAAGCCCATCGAATATCTAGTAGTACAACCCTCAACCAAACCTTACGAAACCCTAGAATATAGCAGGAGGTATTGGCGATGCTAATAGAAATTGCAGCGGCAAATGCTATCTGGAAGACGCTATCGACTGCTTTGAAGAATGGACAGCAGCTATACCAATTAGGTACTCAACTGAATGACTACCTATCAGCTACACAGAAAGTAAAAGAGAAAGCTGGAGATGCCAGCAGCCGTGGCACAGCATTAGAATGCTTCCAATATGCCGAGCAGCAACGAATTCAGCGTGAACAGCTAGAGCATCACCTAAAAAAATCCAGACTCAATGGGTGGAGTGACTTCGTAAAATTTGAGGCTGAGTGGCACAGGCAACGCAGAGAAGAAGCGCAAGAAAAAGTCAATGAGCGTATCAGAAGAAACGCAAAGTTACAGAAAGACATAGAGCTAGGAATCAACGTAGGCATCTTCATGATTATAGCTATGGGTCTTCTATTTGGAATCGCTGTATACATTAAAGGGTAACATCATGTCTAACATGTCGGACTATGACGCGGGACGCTTCGTTACTCTAGTAGAGAACTTAGGCGCACAGGTCGAGTCGCTAAATAATACAACCGTCATCCTATCCAAACGGGTAAATGACCTAGAAAAACAGCTAGTCAAAGGCAAGGGATTCCTTGCTGGTGCTATGTTGCTATCTATCGGTCTAGGTGGTGTCGGTTCATCAGTCCTATCCAAATGGTTAGGCTCTTAACAAGGAAACATTATGTCTATCAATCCTCTTGCGGGGATTGCTGGAAGTGTGATGGATGGCCTTGATGATTTGTTTACGTCAGACGAAGAGAGGGCTAATGCTCGACTCAAGATGACAGAAGCATTACAGAAACCCCACGTTCTACAGGCAATGGCTAACATCGAAAGTGCTAAACATTCGTCTGTGTTCGTGGCTGGTTGGCGACCTGCAATAGGCTGGGTATGTGCAATTGGTCTTGGTTACCAGTTCCTAATCCTGCCATTTGCTGGACTCATCAACGCATACATCGATTTACCAGCAGAACTTCCTGCTATCGCATCCGCTGAACTAACAACACTCGTAATGAGTTTATTGGGCCTTGGTGGCCTACGGTCATTCGAGAAATCTAAAGGACTTACCAAATGAAGAAGAAGACCAGTGCAGATCTTAAAGGTCTGCTAATTATATCCCTGTGTGACCGGGTGGCTAACGGTGAGGTAGACCCTAGGTCTGGTGAACGTGTCGATGCCCCTGCCAGCACACTGAATGCAGCCGTTAACTTTCTCAAGCAGTTCCCACCAGAGGAAATGGTAACGAAGACAGACAACAACCTGTCCGATACCTTGAAGAAGTACACCAACGTAATGCCTATCAAGGCGTCAAACTAAAAGATGGGGCCTTGCGCCCCGTCATTAAGGTAAGCATATGCTCCAACCCCTTATGATTGATGGAAGGCCCCACTGGGAGGCCAGCTTCCCCGAAGAACTGTGGCCCTCGTTTGAGGAATTCCGTAACTTCCTTGCCATTGCTTGGCATCACCTAGGACTACCTGCCCCTACAGAGGCACAGTATGAGATAGCCCACCGACTACAGTATGGTTATGACACGGCAGAGGCAGAAGAGTTAGATAAACATAAGCTTGTCTCCCTATTTGATAACCCCCGTGAGGATATCGTCCGATGTTTCCGTGGTGCTGGTAAGTCGTACATCACATCAGCCTTCGCTATATGGCGATTGAAGCGTAACCCTAGGGATGAAAAAATCCTGGTAGTATCAGCCGCTGGTTCAAAGGCAAAGGAATTCGTATCGCAGACTAAAGGCATTATTGCATCGATGCCTATCCTCCAATGGCTTATAGACGGGCCTCGTGAGAAAGGAGCAGCGAGAAGAGATCAGGCTGACCAGTTTGATGTCTCCAGTAGTTCGCTGTCACAAAGCTATTCTGTAGCTGCTAGGGGTATAACCTCACAGATCACGGGAAGTCGTGCGACTTTATTGATCGCAGACGACATAGAAGTAGAGAAGAACTCCCTCACAGAGGAAGCCCGACAGAGAATCGTCAGGGTCGTACAGTCTGACTTCGTGCCTATCACTAAGACAGAGCATGGTAAGGGTGACATCATCTTACTCGGTACACCGCAGACGGAAGAATCTATCTACAACGTACTCGTTAAGTCCATGCAGTTTAGGACATTCACTATACCTGTACGTTATCCCGTACAGGACAAGCTGAAGAACTACATCCTACGAGATGAAGAGACCGGGGAAGATGTAAACATACTGGCTCCCTATCTAAGGCGTAAGCATGACCAAGGTCTACTTGAGTATGGCGGTGTGACAGACACACGGTTTGGTCATGACGAGATGGTGTCCATTGAATCTAAAGGCAGGGCTACCTATGCCCTACAGTACATGCTTGATACTAGTCTGTCAGATGCTGAGCGTTACCCACTGAGACAGTTCGACTTAGTTGTGTTCTCTACCAACCCCGTTAAGGCCCCGTTACAGGTGCAGTGGGGAAGAGACAGTGACAAGAAGAACCAGATCCGTGACATTAGCAACCTAGGGTTCTCTGGTGACCACTTCCTTCGTCCTCTGTTCACTGATACCGAGTGGGAACCCTATGACGGTACGGTGCTATTCGTTGACCCCGCTGGTCGTGGTAAGGATGAAACCGCATGGGCTATCGTAGCGACTCTTAACGGCATCATGTATGTCCTCCATGTAGGTGGATTCAAAGGTGACCCCGCAGAGGCCATGCAGCAGATAGCGATAGATGCTAAACGCTTCTCGGTTAACGTGGTAGAGGTAGAACCTAACTACGGACAGGGACTGTGGGTTACATCATTCGGCCCTATCCTACAAAAGGTATGGCCCGGTGGTTGTACAGTACAGGAATCTGAGTGGGCTAAAGGTCACAAGGAAGGTCGTATCATCGATACCCTTGAGCCTGTCATGACGCAACATCGTCTAGTTATGGATGAGTCGTTAATCAGGTCTGACGTTAAGAACCATGACCATGTGTACTCCCTTATGTACCAGCTAACCCACATCACCCGTGACCGTGGATGCTTAAAGCATGACGATAGGGTAGACGCTTTAGCAGGAGCCGTAGCCTACTGGCAGAAGACGATGGGTCAGTCTGTCGATGAAGCTAGGCAGGGCGTGTTGGATGATCGGTGGGAGCAGGAGATAGAGGACTTTATGGGTATGGCACAAGGCGGCTTTAAGGGCAGGGAACTAGGTGGCAATGTAGTGTCCATCAGAGGCCGCAGGAGAGCCGATGGGACTCGTTCAGAAGTTACCCAACGCGTGACATAGGGTAGGGGAAACGAGGCGTCAGCGAGGCGTGGGGAGGTAAGGTGCTTTCAAAAATACGGGAAGATTCATATAGGCATATATCCCCCCGCGCGAGACGCAGCCACCCCCCGCCACCCCCGGCAAACGCTGAGAGCCGACAGCAAATTTAGTTCAGATCTGAGCGAAAACGAAAGGGCCGGAATTGTGCCCGATTGAGTAGATAAACAGACATTTAACAGACAGTCACCGCGACAATGGGCTAAACGCACCGTATACCGTGGGCTTATGGCTGTAAACAGAGTTTATTATAGATTCATTGGATTTAATTTCACCCTCATTT